ATCTGGCGGGGTACACCTACACGCTCCCGATTGAACGAGTATGACGACCCAGACCGCCCAGCGGGCCATAACCACGGCGTTCATTGCGGATGACCCCACGAGCATCGTTCTGGTACCCTGGGAGACAGCCACAACGCCGGGCGGGGGTCGGTCCATGGTTCCGGGTACCCCCCGGGCTGCCCAGACGTTCAAGTTGATACCAATGACCTTCGACCAGCGACCCACGGTCACGGCCGGTGGGGTAGAGCGCATCATCGACTACACCTTGCTCGGGGAGTGGGACTCGGTCGGGGAGGTGTGGGACCGGTTCGACCTGGGGGACGAAACCGAATACTTCTTGGTGGTGGCCATCGCGCCGGGACATGGATACGAGAAAAAATACCTGTGCGAACGTCACCTGTACCAGGATGGGGTGGCGTAATGGTCGTCAAGCGCGGGATCTTCGACTTCGACTCGTTGTCACCATCTCTTAAGAAGATGTTGCCGGTGATCGACGCCGGGGTTGATCTCGCGTTCGACTACATTGAGCCTCGCGCCTCGTCCATGATGAGGACTAACGCCCCGTGGGTAGACCGGACAGGTAATGCGCGTAATGGCCTGTTCGCGGAGCATCAAAAAACCCCGATGGTCGTTCATCGCCTGGTTCTGTACCACACCATGCCCTACGGTATCTGGTTAGAGATTCGATGGTCCGGCCGGTACGCGGTGATCGGTCCGACCATGTTAGAGGTTGCACCCGAGTTGTCTATCGTGGTGGCCGAATCAGTAAAACGTGCCATCGACTTGTTGGGGGACTGACATGCGGGCTGTGATTCGTACGGCGATTTTGGCCGACAGTGCGCTGCAAGCCCTCGGCATCGCCGATGGTGACCATGTCTTGTCTGGTGATGTGGACTCCTTCGCCGTGAGGCCATTCATCAACTTGAAATGGGGTATCACCAATCCCGCACCTTTTGGCAACGCTGCCCAGCAGACCAGCCTTGTTGCATGGGTGCACGACGACCCCAACGACTATGAACGGATAGACGCAATCCTTCGCCGGTTGCGTGTACTCATTCCATCGCTCGTCGGGCTGACGGATACAAACGACTACGTCTCGCAGGTCGCATGGACCGGTGACGGCCCTGACCTGAAGGACGACGGTCACCGCACCATCACTCGCCAAGGGAACTACACGCTGAATGGGAGCATGAGATGAGCCAATCGTATGCCCGGTACATCGGAGGTGCGACGACTCGCCGTATCTCCGCCCGGGACTGGAAGGCGAAGGGAATTGAGCAGAACACCCTCGCGTGGACTGCCGCGAATGGGCACAGCATCCCGCGCGAGGACATCACGGAGGCGGCCTGGAACGTCCTGCGTCTCGACCCCGGTATCGTCTTCACCGACCAGGAGCCGACCAAGGCGGTAATCGACTCAGCCAAGATCGACGCCGCAAAGGCGCGGTTGATGGCTCGATCGGGCGGCGCTGACGTGCTGCATGCTCAGGACCCGATCCAGGGAGTGGACGAGTCCAAGTCCACCTCCGGGGAGTAAGCCATGGTCCTCCGGTGTCCACATCGCAAGTTCGGGGAGTTGAAGCGTCCCTCGGCCGATCCCGGCCTGGTGGAGGTTTCATGCCCGTCACGGTGGTGTGGGAAGGTGCCGGGGGTTGTGGTTCTGCACACGTTTGACACGTCCACTGGAGTACTGGTGGGTACTCGCGCATTCCGTGAACCACAGAAAGGATAAGGCAAATGGCACTTGGCACTTCGCTACCGTATGGCCTCCGGGACGTCAAGCTCATCGAGTACCCGACGCTGGCGGCTGACTCGTTCGGTACCGCCCTGGTGGACCTGCCGAACGCACAAACACTCTCGTTCACCGAGACCGAGGAGTACACCGAACTTCGGGGCGATGACCAGTTGGTTGCCTCCCATGGGCAAGGTGCACAACTGGACGCCGAACTGGAGTCCGGCGGTATCTCGATGGAGGCGTACAAGGTCATCAATGGTGGCCAGATCGTCGAGACCGGGATCACACCTAACCAGGTGAAGCGGTACCGGAAGCTGGTTACCGACCAGCGACCGTACTTCGTCGCCATCGGCAAGTCGATCAGCGACAGCGGCGGTGACTTCCACACGGTCATGTACCGCGTGCGGGCAACTGGTGATGTGGGCGGTGAGTTCGCGGATGGCGCGTTCTTGGTGCCGACGTCGGCATTGACCGGCTTCCCGTGCCTCGTGGAGGGTGACGTTGACGGGGACGAAATCCTCGGCGCGCTGTACGACTTCATTCAGCACGAGACCATCTCGGACATCGTGGCTCCGGCAATCGATATCGCGTCGGTCCCGATCCTGTTCTCACTGTCTGACATCACCGGCCCTGCGGCGGGTGGAGAGATCGTTACGATCCACGGCGAGTTCTTCGGACCCACGGTCTCGGCTGTGGTGTTCGGCGCGACCAACGCCACGGACTACGAGGTCGTGGATTCTCACACCATCGTGGCCATCAGCCCGGCGCACGCCGCAGGCGCGGTTGCTGTCCGCGTGACCAACCCCACCGGCCAGTCCACGGCCACCCTTTCCGGGGCCAACACCTACACGTACGTCTAACCACTCAACGACGGGATTTAGGAGCACACGATGCCTCCCACTAACGACCAGATCAACGATGTCTGGGGTCAGTCCAAACTGACCGAGACCTCTCTCATCACCCTCCCCTCCGGGCAGACATGCCAAGCCAAGCCCATCGGTATGGAGGGCGTGTTTGCGTCCGGCATCATGGGGGCGGCTGACACGTTGACGGCATACGTCGGCAAGGAGTACATCCGCAAGGTTCGCGGGGCGAGGGGCAAAGCCGACGCCGAAGAAATCAATGTCAAGGCGTTGATGAAGGATCCCGACGCTCTCGGCCGAATCGTCAAAATGGTGGATACTGTCACACCCCTCGTGGTCGTGGAGCCCGAGGTCATCCGTCACTTCGTAGACATCGAGGTCGACGGCAAGCCGGACACCCGGAAAATCCCCGATGACGAGCGCGTCTGCCGAGAGTGCGGCATCATGCGCCGAGATCACTCGACCGGGGAGCAAAGCCGCCACAAGCACGCGTGGACGTCGGCCATCTATACCGACATGATCGGTATGGAGGACAAGATGTTCCTCTTCAACTTCGCCCTGTCGGGGGTTCGCGATGTCGAATCCTTTCGTGAAGCATCCGACGCGGCTATGGGAACTGTGGAGGATGGCGAAGGACTTCAGGTGCCGACCGAGCGAACTGACGGGCCACACCCTAAAAGGCGACGACCTGCACGGCGGAGGTAGAGCCGTTGTCGCCCTCGTCATCGATCGCGCGGTGTGGACGTTCGGATCTGCGGTGGAGACCGACATGGATGAAGCCGAACGGTCGATGACCAAGGTTAACAAGAAAGCAACGCCAGAACGGATCGCGGCAACCCGGCAGGCGGTCCTCGACAAATACTTGAACATCGGGAAGGAAGCAAGGGAAGAGGCGCCAAAGGGGCGTTTCCGCGACCCGGCTCTTTCGGTCAAACGACGAAGGAGTTAAGACATGGCTGGGCCAACGATCGGCACTATCCGGGGCACCATCGAGATTGACTACGATGGCAAAGGCATCATCCGGGCGAAAGACGATGTAGACCAACTGGATAAGAAGAGCGTTGGCACCCAGGCGTCATTGAACAAGATGGCCACTGGATTGGCTGCGGTCGGTGGTGTGATCGCAGCCGGGTTCGCGGTGGCGACTGCATCGGCCATCAGCTTTGAAAAACAGATGTCGGCTGTCAAGGCGGTATCGGGGGCCTCCACCGAACAGATGCAAAGATTGACCGATAAGGCATTAGAATTGGGGGCGAAGACTAAATTCTCCGCCAGTGAAGCCGCCCTCGCTTTGGAAGAGTTGGTCAAAGCCGGTCTCTCTGTTGAAGAGGTATTGAACGGCGCGGCAGATGCCACGGTGGCATTGGCGGCTGCCGGTGAGATTGACCTGGCAAGCGCCGCCACGATCGCGGCCAACGCGCTGAACCAATTCAACCTTAAAGCATCAGATCTTACCGGAGTCGTGGACACCATCGCCGGGGCTGCCAACGCGTCGGCAATTGACGTCCACGAGTTCGGGCTGTCGTTGAGCCAGGTCGGCGCTGTCGCCAACTTGGCCGGACAAGACTTTGATCAAGTGGCAACGGCCATCGCCCTGTTGGGTAACGCGGGCATCAAGGGCTCGGACGCCGGTACGTCGTTGAAGACCATGCTATCGAACTTGGTGCCAACCACGGGACCAGCAATCAAGGCGTTCAAGGAATTGGGGCTGAACGTCGGGGCGAGTGGTAATGCCTTCATTGACGCCCAGGGCAACTACAAATCGCTTGCCGAGATATCCGGCATCCTCAACACGGCCACAAAGGGATTGTCGGAATCGCAGAAACAGGTGGCGCTCGAAACTATCTTCGGGTCCGATGCCATTCGCGCGGCAGCCATTATCGCCAACACTGGTGCCGAAGGATTCGCGGCCCTCAACGCCGAGATGCACAAGACCACGGCTGCCGAGGTCGCTGCCACCCGCATGGACAACGCGGCTGGCTCGATCGAACAGTTGAAGGGTTCCGTCGAGACGTTGGGTATCGCCATCGGCTCTAGATTTACCCCGGTACTTCAAGATGTCGTGGACAAGATCACCATCTGGGTGAACGCCTTCGGTGAACTGGACAAGGGAACCCAGGGAACCATCCTCGCCATCGTCGGTATCGTCGGGGCACTGTCTTTGTTACTTGCGGCGGTCATCAAGATCACACAAGCATTCCTGGCCCTTCGCACGGCTATCACGATCATCAAGGCCTGGGTGATTTGGTCGAAGATAGCCGCAGCCATGACCAAGATCTGGGCGGGTGTTCAGTGGTTGCTGGCCGCAGCCATGAACGCAACCTTCTTGATCGTGATTCTGGTCATCGCGGTTATTGCCCTACTCGTCGCAGCCATCATCTGGCTCTGGAAGAACAATGAGACCTTCCGTAAAGTTGTCATGGCGGTCTGGTCGGCCATCAAGAAGGCGATCGCGGCGGTTGTGGACTGGTTCGTTAACACGGCTTGGCCTGCGCTCAAGAAGGTGTGGGAAGCGATCCTGTCCATCTGGGACCTCATTGCCCCAATCGTCAAGGCTGCGTTCGCTGCGTGGATCTCGGCGGTTCAAACGGCATGGGCCATCATCTCGGCGATCTTCGCGGTTATCGTCGCGGTCGTCAAGGCAGTGTGGGGGTTCATCGGCCCGTACATCATCGGTGCGGTCAAACTGTGGTGGGACTATGTCACGTTCGTTTGGAACGCTCTGGTCACCATCACGACGTTCGTCTTCAATCTGATTAAGTCAATCATCGTCGCAGTCTGGGGCTTCATCGGCCCTTACGTGATGACGGTGGTTAAGGGAATCTGGGACATCATCACCAAGGTGTGGGGAATCATCTGGGCGGTCACCCAGAAGATCTGGGGGGACTTCAAGGCTTTCTTTGTCGCCCTATGGCAATTCCTGGTCGCTTTGTTCGATGCGGCGGTACAGACTGTCGTCAACATCTTTACCGGAATCAAGGTCATTCTCGACAAGGTCAAGGGGTTCTTCAACGAATTGAAGACTGCGGCCAACGGCGGTACCGATACCTTGATCGCTTTCGTCAAGGGTATCCCCGGGCGCATCCTCGACGGACTGGGCAACCTCGGCGCGATGTTGTTCGACTCCGGTAAGAAGATGATCCAAGGTTTGATCGACGGTATCTCGTCGATGGTCGGTAAGGCCAAGGACACCTTGTCCAACCTCCTGAAAAGCCTTCGCAATCTGCTCCCATTCTCACCCGCCAAGGAAGGTCCGTTCTCGGGTAAGGGATGGACGTTCAACTCCGGCACTGCGCTGATCGAAGACTTCGCTCGTGGCATCGAACGCGCCTCGGCGACTTCGCTGGACTCGATGATGGGCGCAGTGTCCGGCGTATCGGCATCGTTCGCGCCGGGTACCCCGTCCACCACGGCTCCAACGTCCACCACCACCACGAACAACACCGGAGGTGTGACCCACATCGGGACCGTCGCTGTCAACGGCGTTTGGGACTTCACTGACCCGATGGCCACCCGTAAGATGGTGGCGGAACTCGATAAAGAACTGACCAACTACCAGAACGGATTCAAGTAATGGGATGGGGCTCTTTGCAGGTGGGTCGTACGCCCCTCCGGGAGACGTACACGATCACCTACTCCGTTAACGCGACAACTGGCCAGCAGTCGGTGAACCTCGAAGGTATGGAGTCAAGCCCACCGTTCACCCAGGCCCAGATTCAGGCAAGGTCGGAAGATCTCGTCTCCATGTTGGACAAGGCCTTGCCTGTGGTCTTCTCGGACAAGACAACGCAGACTGGGTTCTACGAAGTACATGACGTTGGGGCAGCGATTACCGGATGGCCCGAGGCGGGGTTCTTCAACTGGACTCTACGACTAGACCGCATAGGCTCAGAGAATGCGGTGGATATCGAGAGCCGGTTGGGGTCGGTTGTTCGACAGAACGGTTTCGCGTTGACGGGCGAACGGTGGCACGCCCCGGCGATCGGTGCTTATGGGTACTTCACTGGTACCACACCCCCCAGCGGTTCCATTGGGCGCGTGCTGGCCGACGCCGAGGGCACGATAACCGTCTTCAGGGGCATCCCAGCGGGAGTATCCCCGGTGTGGGGTATCGGGGCATCAAATTACCTGCTGGGGCGGTCACGCGTCCTTGTGGCGGGTATAGAACGCTCGGGCATCGGCATCCGGGTGGCTACGACGGACTGGACGCTGACCAACGGCCTGATTCGGGTCACACCCAATCCCTCGGGGTCCATGTTGCAGGTAGAGGGATGGGATGGTGCGGCGTGGTCGTCCAAAGACCTGGACATCACCGTAGGCACCGATCTGGCTCCGCCATGGGATGCTATGACGATCCTCCGGAACGATTTCGAGTGCGTGGTCTTGCGGTTGGTCAAGTCCAAGTCACCCGGGCGCATCTTGGTTGACCTGACACTTCGGCGAGGTGCCGGATTCGTTGAAGGCTTCATCCAGACGGACGCGTCAGCCACACTCGGAGTCAAGACCGATCCGGCGCTAACGACGACCAACAACGCGGCAACCGGGTACATCCTCGAAACCTCGAACGATGTGAACGGTAACCAGTTCACGATCGGAGTGCCAGTCACCTTTACCGGATCGACCACGGGAGGTGTGAGCAAGGCGACCTCGATCGAATTGCCCTGGTACGCCGGGTACGTCATTGACGGGACCTCGGGCGTGTCCGGCAACACGGCGATTCATCTGCGGGACCAGTACATCGGTGCCCTCACGGAACAGGCATTGGCGGTTAAGCGATGAGCGTTACCCAGATCAAGCAATCAGTCGGAGGCTGGAACGTCCGGTTGCGGGGGAACATTCCGAAGGCCGTACTCTCTACTCTCCAACCCTTCGGCCACATCGCCATTGTGCCGGGGTCGGTGAACGTCGCGGAGTACGGCGATGCCCTCCTTAACGCGGCTCGTTACGTCGGGGTGTACCGCACCAAGTCGGCCAACAACGACGGGACGGTTATCAGCGGGGTCGGGCTCGAGTCGTGGTTGGGCGACGAGAACAACTCCGGTGACGTATTCGAGTTTCCACAGGAGTTCGACGCTGACACCTTCGCTGTGGTGATCGGTGCGGTGCTGCCGCCGAGTGGGTCAATTACGGCTGGGACCATTCACTCGCTGCCGGGCCTGTATACCGGTCGACATCAGTATGTGACGTCTCGTCAGATCATTGATTACGTCACCTCGACCTACGGCGCTGAATGGAGGATCAACAACAACGGCACACTTGACGCCGGGTTGGTGACGGATCTCTATGCGACGACTCCTCGTGCCATCCTCGTGGCCAAGCAAACCGATGGGTCTGATCTGCGGTACCGATCCATGCCGGGACAGTCATCCATGATTAAGGACAGCGCAGACTACACCACGCGGGTTGTCGTGTTGTCAGCTGGCGAGGGCGACACCATCACCGTGGGGGAGTCGGCACCGGTACCGGTTCCGTACAAAGATCTCCACGGTAACGATGTGGTGGTCACCCGCGTGGTGAGCGAGTCGTTCACTGACGGGACCAATGCAGATACACGTGCCGAGATCTTGTTTAACGAGTGGGGCCAGGCATCCACCCCCCGGGTGACTCTGTCCACCTCTATCTACGACATCAAGGGAAACGTGGTTGTCGGGGACTACGTCTATGTGTACCACCCGGAACGAGGATTCGAGGACGTCGCCAACCAGGAAACCTGGAACGGGGAGATAATCAACCCGGTGAAGTTGCGCGTGGTTGAACTGTCCTGGCCCATCCGGACCGGCTGGACTGTGGCGTTCCGCGACGGTGACGGGGTGTGGACCGATCTGTCTCCGTACGTGTTTTACGAGTCCGGGGATACCAACGTGGTGGTTGGCGATCTACCTCGGTCGTTGACCGGTGGAGGCATCGTAGAGCCGGTGGGATCACGCCCGATTGGGGATGCCACCATACCGGGGGTGGTGACGTTCACTTCGTCGTCTACTGGGTCTTACCAATCCGCCGAGACCAACACCACCAAGTCAGCGATTCGATTGACCTGGGGCATCCCTCTAAACGCGGATGGGTCAACCATCCTTGACGGGGCATACTACGAACTGCGGTACCGGGTTTCGGTTCAGATCGGTTATCAGATCAAGTGGGCCGATACGAACGGCATGGAGTGGGCCGACATCCAAGGCCACCCGTGGGCCTTCCCATTGAGCGAGCCTGTTGAGGCCAGCCCAGAGTGGCATTATCTGTCGGTGGGCTGGGGAACTAACGTTGCCACTATTCTTGAACTGACACCGGCCGTTGAATATGAGATCCAGATCCGGGCGGTGGACGCTGCCACGCCTCCGCACTTCGGGGTGTTCTCCGGTATTAGCGTAACCACTGTGGGAGATCTATTCGCGCCGAGCGTGCCCGCACCTCCGGTTGTCGCCGGGAGTATGACGGCCATCATGTTGACTCACACCTTGGGCAAGAACAGCGGCGGTACGTTCAACCTGGAACCTGACATTGTCCGGTTGACGGTGCATGTCGGGGGGTCGGCTGATTTCTACCCCGATGCGTCGAACCAGGTTGGAGAATTGGCGGCCAACGCGGGAATGCTTCTCGGCGGTATCGCGGCGGTCGGCACGTTCCCCATTACCCCGGTCGAGCAGATTCACGTGAAGGTTATTGCGGTGGACCGGGCAGGCAATTCGTCGAACCCCTCGCCCTCGGCAACGGTGACCGTTCAGTTGATCGACAATGCTCACATCGGGAGTTTGTCGGTCGATAAGTTGACCGCTGGCACCATCACCGCCGAATCCATCCTTGCGGCGCGTATGGGCGTCTCTGGGGCCGGTGGATTGACCGTTTCCGGGGGTGGTGACATCACGGTGTTGGGTGGGGGTGACATCACCATCCAGGAGGGGTCGTTGGACATCCTGAACAATCTCGGGGAGGTCCAGGTTGAGTCTGGCCTGTTGTCCGATGGCACCTATGGGCTGGCCGCTCGTAATGCCTCCGGGGTGCTCGTGCCCCTGTCTCGTTTGGCGTTCGGGGTGAAGTCAGAGCAAATCAACAATAGTGAATCTACCACCAACACCTCGAACTTTGTAGACCTGGCCACATACGGGCCCTACGTTACGGATGTGGAGGTGGGACCACTCGGTAGAATGATCATCATTTTGAGCTGCGGTATCAACATCGGGGGTTCAAGTACAGTATGGGGGGCGGGGGGTTATATGGGCTTCGACATGATTAATCAGGCAACCGGTACTGTTTTTTGGACTTCATCGCAATCGGTTTCATGTCATTACTGGGCTCTCGGACTTCCGGCTTTGTACCAAGGATCAGCCTCGATTAGCCGGTGCTTTTTGATGACCAACATACCGGCTGGTATCTATACCCTGGTTACCAAGTATTTGAGTTTTGGGGTATCCAGTCCGGGAACCACTCATGCCGAATTCTTCCGTCGCAACATCACTGTTCTTCCATATTGAGGGGAGCCTGAACGATGGGCACAAACACAACTCGGCTCTTGCTCTGGAAGCCTGATGGTTCGCCAGGCGGAGACAACATCAACGTCGACACCGACATCTCTGACAACGCCGACATCATCGACGACGCAGTCGGTTTCAAGGTGTGCACCAGTGGCACCCGGCCAACCGGGGCGCAGCGGTGGAATGGGCGGGTTATCTACGAAACGGACACCAAGCGTACGTACATGTGGCAGGCAACCCTTGGGTTCTGGATGCCCCTCATCATCGGCCAGGGGTCAGGGGTCGGTCCATACCTGCTTGGGACGTCGACTGATTCCGGTGGAGAAGGAATCAACATCAGTGCGTCAGTGGCCAATGCGCATATTCTGCGGTCACGGGTCACCACCGAGGCCAACCCTCGATTGACCCTGGACACAGATGGAAGGATCCAGTGGGGAGCCGGTGGTGCCTCGGCGGTTGATACCAACCTGTACCGGAACGCAGCCAACGAACTAAAGACTGACGATGCCTTTTCTGTGGTGGGGAATCTCACGGTCACTGGCACAGCGGCCTGGAACAAACTGGATGTGCAGACCCCTACTGGCGCGACTTGTACTTTCTCCTCCATCAACCAGAATTATCAACATCTGATGATCGTCGGATCGGGTCGTGGCACAACAGTCGCGACTTTCACGATGATGTCCATGCAGGTGAACGGGAATGCCACGGCTATTTATGACATGCACCAGGTAGCCGGTAGCGCCGCCACTGTGGCCGGGGCCGAAAACATCTCGGTTACCTCGGCCAGTCTTGGTGAAATGTCAGCCGCAAGTGCAACGGCGGGTGCCTGTTCTACTTATCAGGTTATGATTCCCAATTACAAAGGGACCAGTTTTTGGAAGAGTTGGCAGGTGTGCCACACCTTGTCGAGTGGTACGGGGTCCGGCACTCTCCACAACAAGATTTGGGCTGGACGCATTCGCGCTACGGCGGCCATCACCTCAATTGTCTTGCTTGCGGCTGCAGGTAACTTTGCCACGGGCAGCACGTTTACGCTGTACGGATTGTTGTAAGTTCAGATCTCGTAGAATGATCGGGAATGGAGGGGTTATGACAGAGATAGGGGAAAGGCCGAAGTGGAACGGTCCCTGCATCGGCGGTCCGATGGATGGCCGGGATGGAGTGTCACGGTTCCCCTCGGGGTTCCTGCTCGTTGACCGTCCTTCGGGTAAGTGCTGGGTGTACGACTGGCTGCCGGGAGATGAGTCGTTCCTGGTTCGGGTGTCAGACGGGGAGCCGTTGATCGAGGACCGTAGCGCGGTCAAGAATCGATACCGGGCTGCCGAAGAGTCCGAGTTCGACGTGATCGCATGGGAGGCCACACCATGACCACCAAGGCCACCTCGCTCTTGCTGAATGTCGCCTACGAATGGGAAACCATCTACTCATCGGCTGCGTTCTCCGGGATCGTCGGGGATGAGGCGCACGCGGCCAAGGGTGGATATCACATCTCGATCGAGGATCAACCCTCGACCAACTACTCCGTGGTCCGGCCGGACGACAAAGCACCCCCCGGGGACTGGTCCCGCATTCACGCGGTTGCCCTCGACATGTCGATGAACAAGGCCGACATGATTTTGAGCACGCGCCGGTGGATGGTGGTGTGGTCCGATCGCACTGACCCTCGGCGGAAATACTTCAACGCGTTCAACGGGTGGACGGGGTCCGGTGATGCCCAGCGATGGGACTTCGTCACCAACACCGTTCAGAAATCCACCAACGATCACCAGTGGCACCAGCACACGGAACTCCGGCGCAAATACTGGAACGACCCAGTAGCACACCGGGCCGAGATATCAATCGCTCGGGGCGAAACCAAAGAGCAATGGTTGGCCTCAAACGGAGGGATAAAGAACATGTTCTGTAACTACGGCGACAAGGGCGAGAACGTCGTCGCCCTCCAAATGCAATTGCTTCAACTCGACCCCAACGCCCTGCCGCAGTTCGGGCCTGACGCTGGGTACGGCGATGAGACCGCCGCTGCCGTTTCACGGCTGGTCACCGGCGGACCGGGCAAGGTGTACCAGGGCAAGGAATGGGCCCTCATGCAGAAATTGTGTCAGGCCAAGAACGGCGGGGGCGGCTCTGGTGGACTGGTCCAGCACACGCACACTGTCGAGGCCCAATCGGTATTTGTCGCCGGATCAGTGACCGGTGCAGCCGTAGCGTCCAAATAGTCACCAACCGCCCGATGGGCCACGATCGCCCCATCCCGAACCATTGTCTTCTTCCTGTGGCGTTGGTTCGGGGTGGGGTTTCCCGCAGATTCGCCGAACTGCCCACACGACCGCCATAATCAACAATGCATATACCATACGTATACGTATACGGGAGGGGGTGGAGGGGTGCCACCGGAGATCTTGGACTCCCTGGGACCATGGGGACAACTGGGACTGATCGTCGGCCTGGTGACGATGATCGTTACCGGGTTTGTGAAGGGGTGGATCTTCACCTCGACCTCGGTGCAGTGGCAGAACAAACATCTCGAAGCCCGGCTGGCGGACAAGGATAGCATCATCGCCGAGCAGAAGGCCACGATCGCGGCGGTGCTCGAGACCAACAAGACCAATTCGGCTTCCATTCAAGAACTTGTTGAGATATCCCGAACTATGAACGCGGTCATCTCGGCCCTACCCCGGGCGGAGGTCACCAAGTGAAATGGTTCTGGCAGAAACCTCCACCGATTATCGATGATGAGATCTCGCTGGAGGAAGCGCGGGCACAACGCGCCGAGGCAGAACGGAAGTTGAGGGAAAGTCAGATCGCTGCTCGTCAGGTTCGCCAAGTATCAATCCGGGCTCGGTTGCTCCGGACTGACAACCAGTTCAGCACCAGGTTGGATCAAGCATTTAGGAGTCGGCCAAATGGATGACATTCTGCGGGGGATCGCCGGGCTGGAGATGTTCGCCCTCACGATCGGGGTGTGGGCATTTGCTCTACTATTCCATGTGCTGTCTGACTGGAAAGAGTCCGCCATGGGACGACACTTCATGTCATTCATGGTGACCTGCGGCCTGGTGTTGACTTGGTCGTGGGTTGGGTTCATCTTCGGCATAGACGAGGCAATCCGGGGATGGGTCAGGGTGATTTTGTATGGCGCGCTCGCGTTCGTCGTATGGCGTCAGGTTCAGATCCTCATCAAGTTGCAGGTCATCAGTCGCACCCCCCTTCCGGACAATCCGGCCAGCAAGATGTCTGACCAGTGACGGGGTCCGAGATTGCCCTCATCATCACGGCGACTGGAACGGCGATCACGGCCGTAGGAGGTGTGGTCATTGCGGTTATGGCCAAGAAAACCAGTGTGGCTACTCAAGAGGTACACACCATGGTTAACCAACAGCGAACTGATGCCAAGCGGTATGAGATAACATTGATCAAAGCGATGAAGGCTGCGGGGATTGACATACCGGACGACCAAAGTCTGTATGCCACCAACCAGGAAGGAATCAAATCAGATGGACAATCTACCTGATCTGCCCGTATACGCATTCCAGCCCAACTTTGGCGGTCTGCTCTCGATGATCCTGACGCTGGTACTACCGCTGGCCGTTGCGGTCATCACCACCCGCGTGACGTCGGCCAATATCAAGGCAATTTTGCTCCTCATCATCGTGACCATCAAGACGTTGGTCGAGGCGTTGATCTCGAACGGAAACGACTACATCCATTTCGGGTGGGTTCCGTTCCTGATGAATCTGATTCTCAACTTCGTGATCGCAGTCACCGTGCATCTCGGGTTGTGGAAACCCACCGGGGCGGCTGCCAAGGTGCAGGAGGACGTTGGACTGAAAGTACGTGATTGGGAGGAGCCGGTAACCCGGTAACATGACCGCCATCGGGTGCCACCAGGGCGACGGATGGAACCCCCCGATGCCGGGGGCGGAACGGACGGGTTTGACATCGGCCCATCCCGGTTAACCGGACGATCGGCACCTACGAAGCACCCCGGGAGGGATGACGGCTCCCGGGGTGTTTTCGTGCGTGGATGTAAGAATCAATCATGAGACATCGATTTTTCACGATCGCATTCACCTTCATACTCTCTCTATCCCTTTGGGCTGTCCCCCGGTCCGATGCGGTAGTTACCGGCCAGTCCATAACCATCACTGGCATCGACTCACACGATGGCATGGTGTACCAAGATGGCGACACGTTCTACTGGGTGGGCACCCGGTACGCCTGTGGATTCGTATGGACCAACCCGGCCACCCCGTGGTGTGGGTTCGGGGTGTGGACCGCCCCGGAACCATCCGGCCCCTGGACATTTGTTCGGAACCTATTCGACCCCTCGGGCACATCTGCCCCGGCATACTTCCAAGAATCGTGGCAGACCATTTGCCGGGGTGATGGTTGCTACAACTCGCGCATGTTGCGCCGGGGTGATGGGGTGTGGGTACTCTGGTTCAACGCTCCTCGTGACCTCTTGGTGCACGGGGGTAATGCGTATTGGGTGATGGGATGCAACGGGCCAGCGGGTCCATGCGGGCAATCAGCCGGGGCACCCTACGGGTCTACCATCAAGCCCCCGTTGTGGGTCTGTAACGCTGGTGGGGACTTCTCCATTCTCGACGATGCCGGTACTTGGTACTTGTACTGTGGCCATGGTTCTCACACCATCTCTGTGGAGAAACTACAACCGTGGGGTACGGGTGGGACCGGCCTCGGATCGTCCAATCTGGCGGGGTTGAGCTGGGTTGAAGGTGTCGGGGCGTTTCGGTCAGCGTCGAAATATATAATCACTTATGGGGGTAACTGCCCATATTGCTCGGCGACTGACACCTCGTACGCCGTAGCCAACAATCCGATGGGACCGTTCAGCGCACCCCCAGGGGCATATGGTCGACGCATTATCTCGGGAAACTCTTGTGGGGGTCAACCGCGCACCGTGGTTACCCTGAATGGACAACCGTACGAGCAGGTTGACCATTGGTACGACGGGTACTCGCAACCCAACGCGTCCACCTCATTGTTTCCGCTGGTGGAGTCCGGCCCATTGATGGCCACGCCGAATGGTTCTCCATGGACCGGGTTCGCCGGGTTCGACTGCGGTTAATGGTCCCAACCCTCCGGATTGCGGAATACGCCGGGTGTCTTGTCACGGGGGAGCAAGTTCACGCCGAACCAGTCCATTAAGGATACAGCGATCTTGGATCGGTAACCCCGGTTCCGGAGACCACATGCGTGGACCATGTACCCCCGGCGTACCCGTTTCCACCCAGCCTCCTTGCAACCCCCCGAGATGCCCGGACAGACCGGTTCATCGCGGTCCGGCATGCGGTACACCCCGACGATGCGTGCTCCCTGAAACGCGCCCCCGACGTCGGGAAGGCGGTTCATCATGACGCGTGCTGCGTCTATTGTCTCGACGTGTGCGATGACCAGATATCCCATGCCGACAATCATGACAACCTTTTGGCGAAGGTCAAAGCCAAGCGGTAATGTCGTGAGCGTTGGTCGCCAGGAAAGGCGACACCCCCGGATGCTAAACGAACAGGAAGCGAGACATTGTCATGCCGAAGACCAAGGCAGCCGTCGAAGAGTTGGATGACGACGACCTCGAACTGGTAGACGACGACGAGGCGGAAGCCGCGCCGGTGAAGGCCAAGGGCAAAAAGGCCAAGACCACGAAGGCTCCCGAGAAAGCCGCCCCGAAGGCGGAGCGCGAATCCAACATCCTCGGCGCGTCGTGGCTCGCGGAGCACATTAACGAGGAAACTGGCTCGAACCTGACCGCCGCGAACATCCGTGTCATCCTTCGCCGGATGGCGTCTGACGGTGATATCGAGCGTGAGGTCGGCACCGATCGCGCCCGGTACTCGTTCACCGGCGAGAAGGACCCCACGGTTCGCGCCGTGCTCAAGCGAGTCCGGTCCGGCGAGGCCATCAGCAACAAGAAGGAAGCGATCGAAGCCGCCGCTGCCCCCAGCAAGGCCCGCAAAGCCGCCAAGGAAACCGCCGAGGAGACCGAGGACGTCAAGCCGCCGAAGGCGAAGCGCAAGGCCAAGGCCGATCCGGAGCCCGAGCCGGAGCGCAAGCCCGCTCGCCGGAAGCGCGCCGAGTAACCAACCCACAGACGGACCCCGGTCCCACCACATTCCCTCGTCGGAGGTGTGGACCGGGGTTCTCCTCTTTGTCCGCTTTGGCACAGACAGAGCGAAATTTTAGCATATCCCGGTACGACATCTATTTTGACACAGGGGTTGACATCGGTCCACACCCCCGCGTACCGTCCGTGTTGTCAGGGCAACGACAACCCGAAGGAGCACCCGATGCGTCAGACGTTCCCCCTTCACGGCGACACCCCCCACAACGGGACGACCACGATCTACACCCAGCACGAACTCACGGCCGGTGAAATCGCCCGGGACCGTGGGCGCACAGCCGCAATCGATCGCAATCGGGTCAAGCGCAGGAAGCACGACGTGAACGCCGTGACCATCGTGCACGTCAACGACGCGGCCAGCGACCCCCAAAAGGAATTGATCGTTTCTCTGCTCAAAGACTTGTCCGTGTTGGACGAAACCACCTGGATGGCCGCTGCCACATGGTGGCTCGGTGGCGGAGGCGCAACCGGCGCGGTTGATACCGCTAACAAAGCGTTGGCCTCGCAAACCATCGCCCGACTGAAGATCCGGATCACTGAAGCCAAAGCAAAGCCCGGGGTCACCCGTCCATTGCCGACGTATGCGTCTGCGGTTGGGGCAACGCTGGCGTCGATGACAACCACTCCGGCATACACCCCCCGGGACAAATTCGCTGACGTGCCCAACGGGTACTACGCGGTGACCACCAACGATGACGTGCTGGCGTTCTACCGGGTGTCCACCTGGGAGAAATCCAATAACCGAAAGGTTCAGGTCCAGGCGTCGGACGCACTTCACCTGGTCCGTGGCCGGGTAGCAACCGACGCCATCCTCTCAAAAATCCGCATCGCTACCGCTCCGATCGCGGGTAAACTGTACGCCGATCACCTCGGCAATTGCTGGATGTGTGGACGTACGTTGACCGACGCCGACTCACGCGCCCGGGGCATCGGCCCGGTATGCGCCAGTAAATGATTTACTCGGGGGGTGCCTACGGGCACCTCCCCCAATCAGGGCAACCATCTCATCTGAAAGGTCACATCTCATGGGCACGATTGATACCAAAACCGTAGCGGCCGCATTGGGTACCGAACCTAAAGTTCTTCGTCGCTTCCTCCGTGATCCGAAATCGACCTACGCGGCGGTTGGCTCGGGGTCGCGTTACAACTTCACCGAAAACGATCTCCCCGAACTGACTCGTCGCTTCCAGGAATGGTCGGGTAATAAGGCATCACGTCCGGCCGTTATCCGGGTTCCGCAGGATGAGGACACCAAACGTGAGAAGGACATGGCCGTTTGGGAGGAGGAGGGTCCGGTGTTCATGGCGGACCTCCGTGATCCTCGGGTTCGTCGCCGGGTGAAGGAAATTGCCCAGGCACAAATGGATCGTCTCGACGAACGGCTGATGGCCGTGGGTCTGCACATCTCTCAACTGCGGTACCGTGATCAGGAGTTGGCCGCATGATCGAGCTAATCTTTGATCTCGTCTATGGACTGAAGGGCGATTTCTGTCTCGTGGTATTCCTGATCGGTGCGCTTCTCCTGGGTATCGGGTTGGCCGGATCGAGCCCCCCTGTTGACGCCGACCAGGACAACGCGTAGCGTCAACGACGTCAGGGCAAACGACGAACCCCGGAGGGGACAATGACCACAGACCACATGGCCAAGATCATGGGGTTGATCCAAAAACTGATCAATCTTGCCGAGCACCCTAATACTGGTCCCGACGAAGCAGCCGCGTTCCGCGAGCGGGTCGAGCGTTTGATGCGGGAGTACCGCATCGAGGAAGAGCAATTGATCGCCACTGACCCGACGTCAATCGTGCCGGTGATGCACACTATCCTGGTCTCTTCATACGAAAGCGAATTCGCCGGGGAATATGAGGCCATACTGGCGTACATCGTCAACCACACGGGCGTGCTGGTTCAATACCGGCGTCCTCCGACTGGATCGCCTCCGGGATCGTACGTCGACATGTTCGGCTACGACGGTGACCTCCGCATGACCGAATGGCTGTGGTCATCGGCGCGCCTCGTATTCGGATCACACCTTGAGCCGTCCGTGGACCCCGCGCTGGGTGACCAGGTCAACGCGTACAACCTCCGCCAGTCGGGGATGCTCCGAAAGGACATCGCACGCAAACTTTGGGGAGCCAACACCCCCGCCAACCGGTCGCGCGCCCAGCGGTTGTACGTGGCGGAGTGCAAGGTGCGGGGCGAACAACCGGCCCTCAGCGGGCTTGGGATGGACGCCACGATGTACCGTGACGCGTATGCAGCCGGGTTCCTCGATCGCCTGTACGGCCGTCTCAGGGCCGCGCGCAACGCCGCTGACGTAGCCGGTGGCGCGTTGGTGTTCCCCGGTCGAGAGGAGCGGGTCAAGGAATTTCTGTACGCCGCATACCCCCACCGTCGCCCGAAGCCCAAGCCGGAAGGTGTGGTCGCCCCGGTCATTGTGCCGGACACCACTCCAGCGAAGGTGGACAAGCGCCGGAAGGATTGGACCCAGGCCGATCAGCGCGCGTGGGATCGGCGTAACGGCGCATCGGCACAACGAGGTCACGCTGCCGGACATGATGCCGCTGGCAAGGTGGACGTTGCCCCCACGCACGAGCGCGCACAGCGGGTTGATGCGCCGGAACCTCGCGGTACTCGGGTACCCAATTCGCGAATCATCCGATTGGAAGTTCAGAACTAAAACTGCGCTGACCTGGGAGATGTGGGCCGGATCGAGGTTTTCTAAAAAATCTTGGTCCGGCCCTTTGACATGTCCAGGCGAATGCTCTAACGTTAGTGGTGTCAGGGCAACGAAACGAAAAACCACCCAAGGAGATCGCAATGAACATCATCACCGCCACCACCCCCGCCGCTTCCGCTGAATACAAGGGAATGGCCGCGACGCTCACCCTCACCGATGGCACCACGCTCGCCGGGACGTTCCTCTCGGTCAACTCGAAGGGTTGGAACATCGTGGTTGAGGGGGTCACCGTCTCCCGTGGATTCTCCCGGGTTACCGCCGTGAACGTGGACGCCGATTCGGTTCCGGACATGGACGAGGACACCGAGGCGGACTACATGGCCGACATGACCGACGCTGGCGAAATCGACTTCTCGGACGACGACAACGCCGAAATGAACGCCCTCGTTGCTGAACTCGATGGGGCCACCACGGCGGAGGTCGCGGATGTGTTCGGGACGTCGGCCAAGGAATTGCGCGTGACGCTCCGGGCATTGGGCATGGGCGTTGGCAAGGGTCACCGCTACCACCTGACCGCCGATCAAATCGCCACCGTGCGGACCGCACTCGAAGGCGCACCGATCGCGTAACAACTGCAAAAGCCCGGGTGGACCGCTCAACGATGTCCCCCGGGCCTGATGGGCCTGATTCAGGTGAAACGGCCGCTTCCCGGTGAAACCCCGGGTGATATGCGGAATCGGCTGGGGTTCGAATCCCCACGGGCTCACGTACCGGGCGGGTCGTTGTCATTTGGACGCGGCCCGTTCGTGTAGAGATTGACCGTTCGGATGAGGCGAAATACTGGACGGTACACCCCGAAGCGCGCGGGTCACCACAACACCCGCCCACTGTCTTGGTCCTCTCACAAAACATGTGACCACCCGGCAACCCCCGCCGCTCGCGCGGCGTGCCGGAAGGCACGGGCCACCGAGAAATAACCGAACGGATGAGGTCCCCGGTCGCAGGTTGGCCGGGGATTTCTGTTAGAGTTTGGGGGTCAGGGCATGACAAACACGAAAGGACCACGACAATGGCTCGCATGGATCACACGAACTGCACACACCCCCGGACCCCCGCTGGCCGCGCCACCTGTCGCAAGAACGCCACGGTGACCCCGTCGCTCGCTCCGGACCGCTCGCTGTTCGCCATCCCGACGTCGAAGTTGACGGCCGATGAAATCACCGCCGCAAACGAGGCGATGTCGGAACTGATCGGCACCGACCCGATTGACCACCGGGTGGACGACGCGGACAACCAGGCATTGGTTCAGCAGGTCATCGGTCGCATGACCCGCGCGCAACTCGCTTCGCCCACGATCCAATCAATGCTCCCCAAGAAGTAAATCGCCTGAACGATACCCCCGGCCTTGGTTGATTTGGGTCGGGGGTTTCGCGTAGGATATTGATATTGGTCAGGGCCAACGAAGGGAAATTACATGGCCACCAAAACTCGCGGTAGCATGATCCCCACACTTTTCGTGGTTGGGGTCGTGGCAGCGGCCGCGATGGTATTCGGTCGGTGGGACAACGACACCCCCGTACGCAACGACACGGAGGAGTTCGTAGAGGTAACGGTCCGGTTCACACCTTCGCCCAGCCACGACGGGATTCACATCAAATTTGATGTAGAGAACGTCACGGTGGTGGAGCACGTGGCCGACCGCTCGCCGTGGGTCCATGGGCAATGGGTCCCCAAGGGTGCCCAGGTGTCCGTCATGGCGCAGCAAGTCACCACGGGCATGGTGATGTGCACGTTGACGTCAAACGGGCTCGTGGTGGACACCAGCGTTCGGAAGGACGAGTTGGGTTCGGCGCGGTGCTGGCACAACCGGAGGATCACGGTTCCGCAGTAAAGATCTTATCCCCTTAAAGGAGAAACCCCGGTTCACCTGTCGTGGTGTGGACCGGGGTCTCTTTTTGCTCAACCGAGGATGGTTGCTTACGCGTCGGGGGTTACCTCGGTGACCTCGCCGAACTTGAACGCCCGGCTGGCCATGTCGCCCACACCAACGTTTATGGTCTCGACGGTGGTCGAGCCGTCCGGGAACGTCGCGGTCACCTGCGCGTTGCCCACCACGCCGACCGCCGCGATGACGCCGGTACCGTCGCCGTTGTCCGTCAGAACGATGACGTTGCCCGCAACATCGTCGGTGGTGTACGTCGGCTGGTCGGCCGAAGCGCCAATCTCGTTGCCCATCTCGTCGAGATCGACCATGCCGAGGAGTTCGACCTTCTTGTCTGCCTGGAGGTTCATGATGCTGGTCACCCTTCCACTGTGCGGACTGTACGGCTGGGGAATGACGGGCACCCGATCGGCAGGTACCGTCTTGCGGACAATCCCTAACTTGCGGACCGACCGGTTCTTTGCCGGTTGATCTTTCAAGTTCAGGGTGAACTCGGCTACGATGTCGCCGAGGTCAATTTTCACTATTGCCCCCTTCCGTGGATTCGGGGTCAACGATATCAATCAACGGCCTCAGATGGCCCCAGATCGATTTTCCGGTCAATGGCGTCCATCACCCGGCGTGCGTCGCGTACGGACCGTACGACGTAACTGACTCCCCCCGCACCCCTGATTTGTTTGATCCGCAACCGTTGGATTGGTTCCGGGCCCTTGCCTTCGGGCATTTTGGTTTCTAATGCCAGCATGAAGCCCCGGTAACATCCAATTACATCGGGCAGGCCAGCCATCATCAGGGCGTTGCCATGCACTTTGAAGGCGAACCCCCCACGTGCCCGAATGGCATCAATGATCGACCGTGACAGTTTAGATTCGCCCTGTGACATTGCGTGTGTCCTTGTCTATGAGGAACCCCGAACCGGTCGGAATATTCACGTGCCCGGTTCGGGGTCCTTCGGGGGGTCAGGGCAGACCACCACATTAGGAATGATCGTCATTCCCGCACTAACCAATGGTGTCATACCCCGGGCTGACGAGCAAACGGATCACAGTTCGTAGAGGTCCAGTTCATCGTCATCGTCGTCATCGACGGGCTTCTTCTTGCTCTTGCCCTTGGCCGACTTGTCCTTGCCCTTCTTGGCCTTGACCGGTGGCTCGTCGTCGTCCTCGTCATCCTCGTCATCATCCTCGACGGGCTTAGCCTTGGCCTTCGACTTGCCCTTGGCTTTTGCCGGGGGTTCGTCATCATCGTCATCATCGTCTTCGTCGTCGTCCTCAACGACAGCCTTGGCTTTTGTCTTGCCCTTGTTGCGGACCGGCTTCGCAGGCTCCTCGTCTTCGTCGTCCTCGATGTCGTCGTCTTCTTCGGCCGCGCGGGACTTGGCCTTGGTGGAGGTGGCCTTGCCGCTCCGCTCGTTCAGCGGGTCGTCCATGTCGTCAGCCGGGAAGATGGCGTCGATGGTGGACTTGGGGCGGCCCTCGTACTCGTCGTCCACGAGCGCGATACCGATGACCTTACCAACCACCTTGTTGGGGTCCGCCTTCAACCGCTTCGGCGGAACCTTGATGCCAGCCGCGACGAACAAGCCGCGCGCCTTCCACAGCGAGTCGGCATCCAGCCCGACGTAGTACGGGTACGCGGCGCGTGCGTCGCCGTGAACCTTGACGGTGAAGCACCACATCTCGTCACCGGTCTTGCCGGACTTGTGGTCCTTGACGGCCGTGATGGTTGCGTAGTAATCGCCCTCCGGCTTCCGGCGAGGACGGAACTCAGAACCCTCGGATACGCCCTCGAAATTCAGGACTTTGGCGGTAGCACCCATTACTTGATCACTCCTTCTTTCATTGCCCTGACCACGTTGGCCACGGTTGGGTTGGGTATGAAGTCCGGTAGCACATGCTCGCTCCGGTACCCGGTCTCGTACATGTCGTCTGGTCCGATCAGTAGTCGTCGTTGACGCGTCGACTCCTCGACGACTACCTCCCCATTCCTCTTGAACTTGCGGATGAACGGCTCCTCCGGAGATGCCCTCACCACGTAGATACGTCCGGTCAGGTCAACGATGGCGTTGATGGCTGATCGCGCGCCCTTGGGAAGATCTACGATGTACTGGTACGTAACCGGCGTGGCCTCGTCGTCATCCTCCATCGAATCCATGGAGTCGACCCCCACCATCTTCTCCTGGGCGGTGAACACGATACCCATGTGCCGGAGTGAATGGAAGTTGTCAAGCATGTCCTGGAACTTTTGGTTGGCACGGCCGTAGTGTTGCTTGCCCACCTGGATGGGCTGGTTCGAGATGTTGGCTTCCTCGGCCTGGTGCATGACCCACTTCAACGCGCGCTGGTATATCTTGGTCAGTCCGTCCATCGAGATCCACTCGTATGGGTGGTCACCCGATCGGAGGAACAAGAACGCGTCGTTCATGTCGTCCCACTTGCGGATGTGCCATAGATCACGCAACGCCTTGGGCTGGTCATCCGGATCGAGCACCAGCACTTTGGGCGCAGTGTTCCCAAACCGAGTCTTGCCCTTTTTATTCCTGCCGTAGATCAGCAGCCGGGGGGCGCGTTCGTCGCCGGGTTGACGGATGGTCTTCCGAGCAATCTCTGAGTAGTTCTTCTTGGCCGTGGACGTTTTGGCCATTAGTGAGACCGACCCGATTGTATCGGCCCGTACTGCACAACGTCATACCTCATGGCCCGTTGTCTCGCCGCCTCGGCGTCCATCGCAGCCGCCTTTCCCCATGCGCTACCCAAGCCCATTTGAGCCACGGTGAACGATGCCGGGTACCCGTAGTCCATCCCCGCGACCACACCACCGGGCGCGTTGGGCATCATGGCCACTCGGGGAACCCCGGCAGCGGGGAAGGTCACGTCTATCATCGGCACGGCTCCCCCCATCTGGATGGTGTTAGCCAGGCCTACGATGGCGTTGAATCGTCGTGCTGATTGGTCGCCCGAGATCGGTACTCCATCACGATGGCGGATGTGCACGTGCCGACGTCCGGCGCGAACGTCATCGACCCACA